TCAGAGAAAATGTCCACCTGATAAGGGTTGGGCATTTTTTTGTTTCAGGGAAAAGATGATGATTGTTTTGGCAAATGCTAACAACAAAAAATGCCAGCGACAGTAGACGAAATTGTCTAACTGTCGCTGGCGTTTTTCGAAATCAACACTGCCTGCCCAGCAAGAAATGTTGACTATTCCTTTTAGGTTATGAGCGCAAGTTTGATGTTCAGTGAAGCTAATTGCCAGAAGAAAATCACTCATGGATCTTAACGGGATTGAACCCCCTTCCTGGTATGAGTCCGTTATATCAGCGATAGTGCGGCTTTGGGCTGCCATTAAAACTTGCGTGGTGCACTTTTTGGTGCACTTTGGTCAAAAATTGAGATATGCGACTAGCTTGTTAACTGCCTCTTTATTCTGACTCTTTGTTACATGAGTGTAGATATTGAGAGTGGTTTTAACATCCGAGTGGCCTAGCCTTTCCTGAACCTCTTTGACAGTGGCCCCGGCAGAAAACAGGGCGCTTGCGTGTGAATGCCTGAAGCCATGAATTGTAATACGGTGTTCAATTTCATGAGTATCCTCGATTGATTTGAGCCAATCAGCGGGTTTGTGTAAAAGCAAGTGCTTATTCTTGCTGTTTGAAAATACAAGCTGATCAGGTTTATTGGTGTTAAATCCTAAAGCCATATACTTTTGTAGCTGAACAAGCCGCCAGTGCTTCAATGTAGACATTGTCTTGCTATCCATGGTGATAGTTCTTCTACTTTTCCGTGTCTTGGGTGGCTGAACAAGCTGACGGCCGTTCATGCCTTGCGATAGTGTCTTGTTGACTGTTATTGTGCTGTCGGTAAAACTAATATCTTTCCAAGTCAGTGCTAGACATTCACCACGTCGAAGGCCACCAAAGGCTAGTATTCTGAAAAGCGCAGTCTTCTGTGGTTCTTGCTTTGCATCAATATAACTGAAGAACCTTGTTAGTTCTTGCTTATCCCAAAAGTTCGCAGCAACATCGCCAATTTGTTCCTTCTCTTTTGGAATGATGACAAGGTCAGCCGGGTTTTTATTAATGTAACCACGGCGTAAGGCAAAGCGAAGAATACGGCTTGTAGTTGTCAGCCATCTTCGGTAGTTCCTAGTGACTTGTTTTGACCATTGGTTAACGGCTTGCTGTAGCTGCGCTGTGGTGATCTTATTAATTGGTTTGTTACCAAAAAGCGGTAAAACGTGTTTCTTAACTTGTATATAGGTGCGCTCGTACGTGCTTTCTCGAACGGTATTCTTATATGCTGCGTCCCACTCAAGATAAACAGCTTTGAACGTCATGCTTCTATTAGTCGATAAACTGCCTGCATCAGCATCTAAGGTAAATCTGGATGCTGCTAGGGCAGCTTCTTTTTTGTCTCGGAAGCCTCGCTTATGAATTCGACGCTTCTTTCCAGTTAGTTCATCAGTACCAGCAGAGACAAAAATTTCATATCGTGTATCTCCGCTGCTGTTTTTGTAACGTTTGATTGTTGCCATGTTTTCCCTCCGTACCAGCTTGCGGGCGGGGTATGTAAGGAAATGTCTGGCTAGAAAACGTATTGCGTATACTGCTTTAACATTTGATCCATACGCTTTCGCCTCTACTTTTTTGTTTGTATAAAGTATCGGTATATTTGAAAATTCCCGAATCCGACCAAATTATCCAAGTATCATCTGCGACTATTTCAAAGTCTAAAACCTTGCCAACATTTTTTTCTTTTAATTCTTTAAGTATTTTTTTGGGTAGCTGTGTATTTGCTTCTTTTGAGGCGACAAGATTTAAATAGTAATCACGGTGTCGTTCATAAGTCTCTCCAAAGGAAATGGACGCCTCGCGAATTCCCTTCATTACTTCTCCATAAATAACTCGGGCTTCTTGATCCTGTAGTCCAGCATCCCAAAATTTTTTGTTCTCCCTACCATACGCTTTCATAACAGTAGTCATTAGATCGTTAATGCCATCTAGAGCTATTAGTGGTAAAACGCCATTTTTGAAATGTGCTTCCTTCTTAACCTTTTTTAGAACCTGATCATATTTAGGAGACTTATTTAATAAACCGGCAGTTTCTTTTTCAACTTTCGTGATGAACGACTCAGGATCACTACCATTTTCCTTAGCAACAAGATCAAGCCCATCGACTCTGCTTGTGTTGCCCATTAAATAAGACGCGCTCACGCCCAATGCTTCACCAATTCGAATAACATTGTCTAACTTGGGATTCCTTTTTCCTTGTTCATATGCGCGGATTGATGGTAGCGAAATTTGAGATAGTGTGCTTAGCTTTTTCTGCGTCATGCCTTGTTTTTCACGAGTATTTTTAATACGTTCCCCGATGGACTCCAACATAATCACCTCATTCCTGTTAGCTCGAATGAATTGTAACACAAAAGTGTTGACTTATGTGTAATACAAACGTATCATCGTATTTGGTAATACATTTGTATGATGAAAGGGGGATAGGTAGATGCCCAAGGTAAGTTCTGAATTTGTAAAAGCTATTCGACGAAAACGGGGGGAGAAAAACATCAGTGTTGCTGAACTTTCAAGAGAGACTGGCATTAGCAGTTGGACGCTCCGTCATTTGCTAAATAGAGATCGTCTTGGGGCGAGAGCCAGTACTTTGGAGAAGCTAAATCAATGGCTTTATCGAAACGTTTAATTTTTTGAAAGGGGAAAAATAAATGCTAAAAAATATTTCCCTCGAAGTCCCTCAACAGTTTGAAAAAGATCTTCGACAAGAAATGCAAACCGTTGCGTTAGAGGCTTTCAAGGCTGTAGCAAGCAGGCATACCTTTGCAGAGTATATGAAGCGTAAGGATGCAGCCCAGTATTTAGGTATCAGTACAGGGTATCTCGATCAATTAACCACCAAAGGTCTGCCGACGATTTTATTAGATGGCTTGAAGCTGTACAAACGGTCATCGGTTGATCAGTGGATGCTGGACCATCAAATTTAATCCAAGTCTTGCGGGCGGGGATTTTGATGGCAAATGTAAGCAACTTATGACAGGCGCATAAAGCCAGAGAGGAAACATTATGAATTTGTTTAGTAAAGAAGAGATAGCACTAGATCACGAGCTTGGAAATTTGATTGACGACATTCAGCTTAACGTTCATGCCATTGCAGAAGACAGTACTGTCACGGTTGATGGCAAGTATATTTCCAATAGCGAGTTGGCCGTTACGACTGCAAAAGAGCTGCTGCGGGTATCGGAAATCCTAAAGCTGTATGAAAACGAGGACGATGCCGATGACTAGCCTTATTGCGTGGCTACTAAGCCACCCTATAACAGTTCCGGCACTCTGCATGGCATTCATGGTCGGCAGCGTGTTTGGAGCGTTTCTACAGTTTAGAGAGGACTATGACCATGGCACGAATGGCTAGCACAAGGCTCGGCTTTCAGTGGCATGACTACGTCCAAGCTGATGCAGAATGTGATCGATACTGGGCGTTTAAAAAAGCTGAACGTCGTTCACTAAATGAAGCCACAAAAAAATCGCCAAGAGTGACAGCTCAAGGCGAGAAGAAGACAAGCGAAAAGATACAGATCAACTTTTAGCTTGCCTCTAAGTGGTTACTTTGTCAAGGAAAATGGAGGCATTATGATGAAAAATGTTTCAAACAGCACCAAAGCGCCTGATTTAGGTATGGCGTCTTTTAACCTCAGCACTGCAAAAGGACTTTTAGAAGCTCTTAGTGATGAATTCGACATTATGGAAGGCTCTGTCACTTCATATCGAAACGATCGTACCGAAAAAAATGCTGCAATCTTAGCATACGGTACGAATCGATCATTTTATACATGGACGGCGCTCCTGAGAACAATTCAAGAATACGTTGATAGCAGCTTGGCAACGATTGATGAGGTAGACAAATGATGAAGAAAGATTACTATGCAACCGCTCAGGCACTTTTAAGCGATACAAGTGCAATGGTGAATATCTTGCGACATCAGATCAACAATGAACAGCAATCAGCACTGGCCGACACAGTCGCTGACATGATCATTGATGCTCGTCGTCTACTTTTGGAGGGAGATGCTGTCGATGGTCGACGTGCTTGAAGTAGCGCTTGGTTATCAGCAGCATGGCTTTTCAGTCTATCCACTTGCGCCCGCGACCAGAACACCACTCAATGGTTCACACGGCTATAAGGACGCTACCAAAGACCCAGAACAAGCCAAGAAATGGTGGGGCGAACATCCTAACTACAATATTGGCTTGGGGCTTGATGGCGTGCTGGTATTCGATATTGATATGGGGCATAAAAGCGGGGCTAATGGCAATGAGACGCTGGCTAAGTTGAGCGCTGATGGTCGTGCTGATCAAATTCCTTCTACCTATATAGAAACAACACCAAACGGTGGGCTCCATATCTTCTTCACCTATCCCAAAGAATTGAAGCTAACCAGTCGATCGGATTTGTTCTCTAAGAATGGCGAGAAAACCGGCCTTGACTATATTGCGACTGGTGTACCAGTTTTCCCTAGCATTCGCGAGAACGGTATGTATCAACCACTCAAAGGGCACAAGATCACCAAGCTAGCCCCAGTACCTCAGTGGTTACTAGATGAAATCCAACGTGTCAACCACCCTAACCCAGTGTTTGGTGGATCAACAGTTTATCGAGGAAAACGATGGACAGGCAAGCTGCTAGATGAAATGGTGAATGGCACTAGTACCGGCAATCGCAATGACTTTCTGACCAAGATTGCTGGCAAAATGTTTTTCACTGGTGCAGAACCGCAGACAGTTTATAACCTGCTGTTTACAACTAATGATAACTATCTAGATACACCCTTGGCAGAAGCCGAAGTGAATAAGATTTTTAAGTCAGTATTGAAAGCCGAAGAAAGGAGGCGTGCGGTTGGTTAAAGCGATGCCCGAAGATATTAAGCAAGAAGCAAAGAAAGTGGTCAACGTTGATTTTACAGGTCAAGAGCAATGGCGAAATGACCTTAAACTTGATGGCAATGGTGGGATTAGAAAAGATTCAGTGGTTAATATTCAACTGTTACTTGAAAATGATCCAGCCTTCGCCAATGTCGTTGCTTGGGACGACTTTTCAGAGATGCTCATCAAGACAAAAGGCGTTAAAGGATTACCGATTCGTAAAGGTTTCTGGACTGATGAAGATGATGCTGTCGTCCGCTCATATATGGAGCACAAGCACAATCTCTTGTTTAGCAAGCAGAATGAGCAAGATGCCATGGTTGTTGTTGGCAAGGACCATTCAATTAATCCGGTTAAAGACTGGATCGAAGCTGAAAAATGGGACGGTACCCCTAGAGCAGAACGTTACTTCATCGACTATCTAGGTGCCGAAGACAATGAATACACCCGTGCTGTTACTCGTAAGTGGTTAGCTGGGGCTGTAAAACGTGTCTATCAGCCCGGTTGCAAGTTTGAGATCGTTCCAATTCTCGAAGGGAAACAAGGGCTTGGCAAGAGTACGGCTGCTCGTAACTTATTCCCGAAAAAGTTCAGCGATTCATTAAAATCAATGGGCAAAACGGACGAAGATTATAAGAAGCTGCAAGGTAACTGGATCATGGAACTAGGCGAGCTTTCCGCTATGAAAAAGACCGAGATTGAATCAGCTAAGAGCTTCGTCAGCGCCCAGTCTGATTCATACCGAGGGAGTTACAGCCATTATGTTTACCCACATTTACGCAAGTGCGTGTTCATTGGCAGCACTAATCAACAGGACTACTTGAAAGACGCTACTGGTGAACGCCGTTTCTTCCCTATCAGATGCGGCGTTACAAAGCCCACAAAGACCGTATGGCGCAATGAAGAAAGCGTGCCGAAGATTGACCACGATATACATCAGGTACTGGCAGAGGTCAAAACATGGGTGGATGCAGGTGAGAGTGTCTTTGCTGATGATAAGCTGATGCAACTGGCTAAACCATATCAACAAGAAGCAGAGACCGTTGACCCTATGAAAGAGGCCATTGAAGACTTCCTCAACATGAAAGTGCCATCGAATTGGGAAAAGCTGTCATTGAGCCTAAAGGCCAGCTTCTTTCACACTCATATTGACCATAACGGTGATGTGGCCACTTGGTTACAACAGCACTTGAATGCTGGAGAATTACAACCACTGCAACAAACCACCACTAGAGAGATCATGGAAGTGGTGTTCGACAAGTCAGTCGATCGTTACCTGATGGGGCGCACAAACTCTGATGCAAAACGTATTAAGCTCATTATGGACAACATGGAAGGCTGGCAAGCACAAAGGCTGCGCGTCAACGGAAACAGACCACATGGTTATGTACGGACATAGTTTTCTCGTTTCTAACGTGGTCCACGTGGTCCACGTGGTCAATCCCACGCACAGCAATGGATTGCGAGTTTTGTATACGTGGGCTAAACGTGGTCCATGCGTGGTCCACCGTTTACAGCTAAGAAACTGGACCGGGTGTGGACCGGGTATGGACCACGTGCGTTGCAATTAAAAACGCCGGCATATCAGCGTTTGCCCGGGTGGACCACGTGGACCACGTCAAAGACAAGCAAGTTTAAAACTACCCACAAGGAGAAATTGAAATGACAAAAACAGCATATCGCAAAGCAGCACTTGTAGACGTTAAACACGATCGAGACAAATGGGCTGAACTTGGGGCGCTTGTAAAAGAACGCTACTTAGTTCGCAGCATGACACCCAAAGAATGGATCATCACTGTTAAGCAACGTGAAGGTTATGAAATTGAAGTATATCCAACGTTTGAAATATCAGGTGGTCTTCAATTCTCACACGTTAACCTATTGACACGATCTTCATATGGAAGCATTAGCCACGTTGCATACCATGAACTTTGTTCCTCAGCAAGTGACACCATTAGTTCAATTGACCGCATGATTGATCTTGCCAAGGATAAGAGATATTAAGAACCCCCAAGGCCGAGATGAAAGCGAAGTGATGCAAATGAGTGTGCCTTTGCACATTTGCATGCACCCCGGGTGTCGTCGCATGATCCCGTTCAATCAGCGCTTTTGCGAGGAGCATAAGCAAGATAAGAACAAGCAAGCAACGAATCAGGAACGCATGCAATATGAAGAGAAGGAATTACGTTTCTACAAGTCAACAACATGGACAAAGCTTTCAAAGTCATTCAGGTTGCGCAATCCAACTTGTGCTAGCTGTTTGAAACGTGGGATTATTCGTCAAGCTGTGCTTGTTGATCATATTGAGCCAATCAAAACAGCTTATGGTTGGCAACACAGGCTTGATGAGAGCAATTTACAAAGCTTGTGCCAGACTTGTCATAACGCTAAGACCGCACGAGAGGTAGCACAACGCCGAATGAGATCCCCCGACAGATCGACCCCCGCCCTCAAATTTTAGAGCGAAAGAACGGTCGGCCTCTTTTCTTTTCGATGAATACCGAAAATCATAGAACCTAGGTATAATCAATATGTTATAATTATAATAGATATAAACGAATACAAATTCAGAAAGGACGTTACACATGGGAGCACCCCTAAAATCAGTGACTAACCTAAGTGCACATTTATCCAAAAAGCAGTTAGCTGATCGTGTTGCCTCTGAAAAAGCGCTGTTCACTTACAAAGAATTGCAAGTACAGCCCCCTACATGGCTTGATGACTATGCAGTGACTGAATGGCAGCGTATTGTACCATTGCTCAAAAAAGACATTCCAGTTAGTGAACTAGATGCTGCCCTGATTGCCAGTCATTGCCAAGCCTATTCTGACATCCAGAAAGCTGCCGAGTTGGTTCAAAAACAAGGCATGATGGTTGAAACCACCGATAGTGTGAAAGCTAACCCAGCAGTTAAAATGAAGCTGGATGCCACAAATCAAATGATGCGCATTGACGAAGTATTGGGACTGTCAGTGTATAGCCGGGCGAAACTTGCCTTAAAGAGTGAGACTAAGAAGAAGCCTGACGATCCGTTCGCGGAGCTGGTGTCATCGTGAACTATGCGACTGAATACACTGACAAGGTGCTAAGTGGTGAGATTGTTGCTGGCAAAAAGATCAAGCAAGCAGCAAGACGTTACCGCAGAGATTTGAGAGCCAGCAAGCGCAAAAAGAATCCATGGCCGTATTACTTTGATGAGGACTTTGCCAACAAAGCCGTTGAGTTTATCGAACTGATGCCGGCACGTGATGGGTCACCACTCAAGCTAGAACTTTTCCAAAAATATTTGATCTCAGAGCTTTTCGGGTGGAGAGACAAAGAAACCGGAAATCGTCGTTATGATCGAGCCTACATCAGCATGGCGCGCAAGAATGGCAAGAGCTTCCTGATGGCTGATCTAGGCGCGCTGTATCTCCTCATGGAAAACAAACCAGCCATGAATCGCGAAATTGTCTACACAGCCAACAGTAACGCCCAAGCGCACTTAGCCTTTGATATGCTGTCTAGTGGTTTGCGTCAGGTCTCTAAGATGTCTAAATCGGTGCGTGATCGTTTGAAGATCAATCGCAATGAAATTATCGACTTGCCGAGCAACAGCCGAGCTGTTCCGCTTGCGTCTGATCTGCATAGCTTAGATGGTTATCAAAGTGACTTGGCCATTATTGATGAGTTCGCCTTAGCTCGTACTGATGAGATTCTACGAACACTAAAATCCGGCCAGATCAACAGCGACAACAGTTTACTAGCCGTCATCTCGACAACGGGGCCGGACCTGAATGGCCCTATGTATAAAGAATATAAATTCGTCTCCAAAATCTTAACCGGTCGCGAACAAGCAGATCGGTATTTTATTGCCATTTTTGAGCAAGACAGCAAGGATGAAGCCTTTGCACCAGAGACTTGGGAGAAGTCCAATCCACTACTGGCTAATGCTGAAAGAGCAAAGACGATGCGACCTAGCTTGCAAGCTGATGTTGATCTAGCATCCAAGCAAGGAACCCTGCGGCCAATTCTCGTCAAGAACTTCAACATGTGGCAATCAGCCAGAGCAGACAGTTACATCAGTCTGGACGACTGGGAGAAAGCCACTATCGAGCCACCAGACACCAGAGACAAGGACGTGTATATCGGGCTTGATCTCTCTAAGTCTAGCGACCTAACCAGCATCTCGTGGTTAGTTCCAGAAGATGGCTACCTGTATGCCGACAGCCACTCATTCGTGGGGACGAAGTACGGACTGGAAGAAAAGATCAAGCGTGACGGGTTCGATTACATCAGTGGTGCTAGTCGTGGCGAATGTAGCATTACCAAACTTGATAGCGGCATGATCGACTATGACGAAGTGCTACGTTTCATTCTCGACCTGATCGAACGGAACCAGTGGAACGTACGTGCCATCTGTTATGATACCTTCGCGATGGGCTACCTGATTCCAGAATTTGAAAAACGCGATTTGCCACTGCTTGAGGTGCGACAAGGTGTTAGAACACTTTCAATTCCGACAACTCGTTTTCGTGATGATCTCTTCAATGGCCAGTTAAAGCACCCTGATAATCAGTTACTGGCCTATGCGGTCAACAACGCTATTCTGAAATATGACGCTAATAACAATCCAATTATCGATAAGGCCCACAACGCTACGAAGATTGATCCCGTAGCCGCACTGATGAACGCTTACACAATTGCAATGGATCAAAACAAGGAAAGCGAGGTAGCAGACAATGACTTTTATTCGAGCGATGACTTTGGTTTTTAATGTGCAGACCGTGCTGTTAATACTGGGACTGATCTGTATGGTTGCCGGGATCTGGTGGCTGTTCGGGTTTGGCGTTGGTATGTTAGCAGTCGGCACGGCCCTGATCTCCGTCGCAGTCATTATCAACTTCAATAAAGGGAGGTGAAACAATGAGCTTTTTCACGAATAGCGCGACACAACCACGCGATGACAACAGCGACCCGTTCTTAGATGCGCTTGTCAGCATGACCAGCAATGACAGCGGCTTATATGTGGGAATTGGTGCTTTACGTAATTCGGATGTGTTTACGGCCGTGCGCGTGATTGCCAGTGATCTTGCAACTAATCCGATTGAGTACAGTGATAAGCGCATCAGCGTGCTCCTTAACAAAGCGCCCAATGACCACATGACCGCGTGGGGGTTCAAGTTTGCCCTAGCTGCTAACATGCTGCTGAATGGTAACAGCTTTGCACGGGTTACTAAAAATCCTAGCGGACAAGTCACTGGCTTCGAGTTAGTCCCCAACAGTCAAATGGTGGTTAAACAAGATGATACGACCGGCATTATCAGTTACGAATACACGCCTGACAGCGGTCGTTCACAGCGTTTAAATGCCAGTGAGGTCTTACACTTCAAGTGCTTCACACAAGACGGTTACAAAGGACTATCACCACTTTATAGCCTCCGTGATGAGGTTGGGGTACAAAAGTCTGGGCATGCGTTGCTGAAAGGTTTCTTTAACACCGGTGTTCAAGGGACAGGCATTCTTAAAGTCAACAAGACCCAGCTAGACACCAAGGCCAAAGAAAACATCCGTAATAAATTTGAAGCTGCCAACAGTGGTGATAATGCCCTCAAGACCATCATTCTAGACAATGATATGGATTACAAAAAGCTTGAGATCAACACTGATGTTCTGAATCTGGTTAATTCCAGTGATTGGACCACGAAGCAGATTGCTAAAGCGTTCGGGTTACCACTGGATCGGCTTGGCATCGAAAGCGAGCACTCCAATGCCGTACAGTCTAACGTGATGTACTTGCAGAACACGCTGATTCAGTATTTTTCTTGCTTCACGAGTGAGATGGACACCAAGCTGTCAACAGGCGATAATCGGTTCAATTTCAACACAGACAGGCTGTTTAGTGCAGATCCTGCAACAATGCAAGAACTGGCGGTTAAAGGGTTACAAGGTGGTGTTCTGACCACTAATGAAGCACGAGCCAAGTTAAATCTGCCACCAATTCCTGGAGGCGATGACATCATGGCCAGCCTCAACTACACACCACTAAATAACCTGACAAACTATCAAAACACAAGACAAAGGAGTGATCCAGAAAATGAATCAAGATGACGTAGAAAAGCGCCTGAATCCCAATGCTGATCTGACTGCCACCGATGCGACTAAAACAGACGACGATCAAGATAAGGCTAAAACCGGCCCAAAGAAGTTAAGTGGCTATGCAGTAGTTTTCAATAGTCCGAGTAAAGATCTTGGAGGCTTTAAAGAAGTTGTTGATCCGCACGCCTTCGATGATGTGGACTTATCAGACGTCTATATGGTTTCAAACCATGATTTTAGTCAAGTCTTAGCCAGTACTAAGGCTGGTACCTTGACCTTAAATGTGGATGATAAAGGCTTGCAGTTTGAAGCAACTTTGCCCGATACGACCACAGCCAGTGATGCTTATAACAACGTCCAAGCTGGTAATCTATCAGCCATGAGTTTTACTTTCAATGCTGCGCCAGACGGTGACACGTTCACTAAGGACGACAGCGGACAAGTCATTCGTACCATCAAGCAAGTGAAGAGTCTGTTCGACGTCTCACTGGTGGCTATTCCAGCGTATGACGAAACCAACGTCCAAGTGGACAAACGCAGCTACACTGAATGGTTGAAAGACCATGTAGAAGATCCAGAACAGCAACTACCACCAACCGAAAAACGAAAGGGAGTCAATCACATGACCGAAAAAACTATTATTGATAAAGAAGAACATACCGAATCTCGCGCTTACGAAGACTATATTCGTAGCATGGGTGAGCAACGCGATGGCTTAACGACAACCACTGCTGGTGCAGTCGTTCCTAAAGAAGTCATCAATGATGTTTGGGACTTAAAGCAATCAGATTATGACCTGGCTAAATACGTCACTGTGAAGCAAGTAGGTACCCCTGTAGGCACCTATCCGATCGCCCTTACCAACAATGGCGTTTTAGCCACCAAGGCAGAACTTGCAGACGTGGCCGATGTTGACGCCAATATGTTTAAAGGTGTTGACTACAAGGTTGCTACCCGTGCTGGCAAGATTTATCTGTCTAATGAACTGGTAGAAGACAGTGAAGTTGATATTGTTGCCGAGGTTAAGAATCAACTCAAGAAGTTGGTACAAAACACGGACAACAGTAACATTATCAGTGTTCTGACTGGCAAGTCCACTACCGGTGATAACTTCAAGCACCTCACTGGTACTGGTCTCGATGACCTCAAGAAAACCTTCAATATTGAGTTGGACCCAGCACTGTCCTTGTCTGTTATCGTCAATCAGGACGCTTTCAACTACCTTGATACCTTGAAAGACAGCCAAGGCCGCTACTTGTTACAACCGTCCATCACGGCACCATCAGGCAAGCAACTGTTTGGGGCACCGGTGATTGTGGTTGCTAACAAAGTATTGCCGACTGATAAGGTAGGCACCTATCGAATCATCATCGGGGACTTTTCTCAGGCAATTTTCTTAGCCCAGAAGAACGAAGTTAACACCCAGTGGCAGCGCTTCGATAGCTATAGTCAGGGTTTGGCGGTTGTCATCCGCAACGACTATGAAGTGGTTGATCCAGATGCTGCTCGAATTGTTGACATCACACCGGTAAAGGCCTAAGAGCATAATTTAGTGGGGTGTGCCTTTGGGTACGCCCCTATTTTTATATAGGAGATGAGCATATGAGTGTTACCACAGAAGATCTAAAGAGAGCACTGCGCATTAGTCACAGCGAAGATGATGCTATGTTGTCAGCCTACTTGTTGACGGCAAAGCAGTTCGTGATTAGCGCGGTTGACCAGACCCTTACGGATGAAAACTTTGAAGATGATCCTCGTTTTGACTTTGCTGTCTCGTTGTTAGCACAACACTGGTATATTAACCGTGGTGTCGATGGGGCAACGTATGTACCAGATAGCGTTGTGAGCATGATTCAGCAATTGCGAGGTGTTGACTATGCCACTGGTAAATAGCATCAGCCAACTGAATGAACCCATTACTTTAGTGAGCTACACGATGGGTAATGTAAATGGGGTTCCTGTGAGCAACGTCAGGAAAGAACACTTCACGACATGGGCACTTGTATTAAGCCAATATTTAAGCGAAGTGAAGGCGTCGGTTGGGACGAAGCTCGAAGATACGGTGACCTTTGTTGTTCGGTATGATCAGCCAGAAACCATCCTTAACTCATGGCGCATTGAATGGCAAGAAAAGCAGTACGACATCGTGAAACTGACACCGGACACAGCCAAAAAACAATGGACAACGATCATAGGAAAACCAGTTGCCAATAAATAAGCTTTAACTTATAATTAGAATAGTCCTAGGCGATAAGCGGGCAGAACCGTTTTAACCGACGCACGGCATAGCTAACCGGTGGCGCATTTTATAGACCAAGTCAGATTGATTTCTCGTAGCAAGTGAAGGACATTCCTCAACCTCCGCTGATACGGTAGTCATAGTTTTCCTTGACTTGTTTCATTGCTTCTCATCTAAAGTAGCAATATCATTGGGCGAAGCGGGCAGAGATGCCCGTTTTTTTGTGCTGACAGACGCATTCTGGTGCAAGCTGAACAAGTGTACCTTGAGGTACGATCATTCCGGGCAATATAAATGGGGGTCGTGATTCGCGACTCCCTCCGTAGTTCAATGACCGCTTCGACAATATCTAAATAGCTAACAGACCCTTAATTTCGTGCCTTGTTGACCAAGTCTCAATTTGATACTTACTTATCAGAACCAAGTGGACAATATTCACTTAGTGACCCAATCTAGAACTTCGGGATTGACTAATAATCGGTTCAATCAAAAACACTAAAGTCTCTGTCTATAATGACGCTGCCCAAAGAAATATTTTCTTCCTGAAGGAAAGACAATATGTAGCACCAATGGTCACAGACAGCTAATTCTGGATCGTCATCGTCATATGAACACTGTCTCCAGTCATCAAGATTAATGAATTTCCTTGTCTCCAGGGGAGTTAAGAGTTTTGTATCTTGATCTCCATATGCCGTTTCGAAATAAGAAAGATGGAGATTGTTATCTTTTCCATCTTGCAATTCTGATTTACTAATAATGAGAAGGCACCGTCTTATATCGATATTCAGATCCTTTAACTGACAAATTAGGTGTTTCATTTTATCGAGATCTTCATCAAGCTGAGTATTAGGCTCCTCTCCACAACGCATATACTCATACAGTGCGTGGCAAGTTGAAAAATCAATCCAGCCGCCCTTTGAAGCTCGATTGACAATACCATTAGCTTGTAGAAGAACATTTTTCTCATGTGTCTCCTTTAATTTCTTCAACTTTTTAACAGTATAATTAGAAACGTTTGTGTCGATTTTCGTGTGACAATTTGCACAGACAATAATGATGTTTTCGAACGAATTAAGATATTTCTCATCTTTTGTTTCGTCAAAACGGGCTGATCCCTTTTTAAGGCCCACTATATGGGCCATATTTCCACAATACGTAATAATATTATTGTCATCTATCTCTGCTAAAATTTGTCCACATATTGCACAGGAGTTTCCCGACATAATGAAAAGCTCTCTTTGAGTCTGAGTTGATACAAGTCTTTTATTACCGGTTTTGCTTATTTTTTTTGATGTCAT